CCGCCTGCCGGCCGGTGCGGACTCGACGGGTGCCATCATGGCGCTGTACGGCAACATGGCCAACAGCTCCTACTACGGCATCCGCCAGGCCATCGAGATCGCCAGCAGCGATCAGGTGAACTTCCTGACGGACCAGACGGTGATCCGCGCAGTTGCGAGGGTTGCAATCACCCATGCAAACCTGGGCACCGACACCGTGGCCGGCCCGATGATCGGCCTCGTTGGTGCGTGAGCCTGACGGCTTGACGAGTGTGCAATCTTGAGCGGGCGGCTTCCACGACGGGGCCGCCCGCTCTCTTTCTTTGAGGCACCATGCTCGTCAAGGTAGGTGGCACCGAAGTTGACATCCGAGTGGAAGCCGTGCTCTCCATGCCACGGCTCTCGTTTACGGCCAACCACTTCGCCTGGGCCCAGGCCCTGATGCCGCTCGGCATTCGCCCCACCATGGGCACGGGTGCGTTCTGGGATCAAGTAAATACCCGCGTGATGGAGCAGTTCATTGACTCGTGCGAGTACCTCCTCGCCATCGACTACGACACGTTTTTCACCAAGCAGGACGTTGAGCAGCTGTTCGCGATGGCCATGACGTTTCAGTGCGACGCCATCACTGGCATGCAGACCAAGCGTGAAGACGGCCGCCCGATGCTGACGCTTAAAGGCACGCTGGACAATCCGCCAGATGATGGGCACACGCAGGTGCCAAAGGAATGGTTTGCCGAGCCCGTGCAGGAAGTGGATACCGCCCATTTCGGCTGTACCGTCATCAGCACGGCGGCTCTTAAGCGAACAAAGAAGCCGTGGTTCTGGAGCAAGCCAGACCCGCAAGGCTCGTGGGGTGACGGCAGAATTGATTCTGACATTGCGTTTTGGAAAACCTGGCGAGACAGCGGCAACCGCGTCTTCGTCTCGCCGCGTGTTGTTTTGGGCCACGGTGAGTACGTCGTGACGTGGCCCGGCAAGAACCTTACTGCCCCTGTTTTTCAGTGGACTACTGAGTTCACGAACACGGGCAAGCCGCCAGAATCTGCATGGAGTGTGGGCTGATGCCGAAAATCATGTTTACCCGCGCGTGGCGTGGTTACCGCAAGGGGCAAGTGGCTGAGCTTCCTGGCGGGATCACCACGCAGCTGCTCGCTCAGCGTGTCGCTGTAGAAGACAACCAGCCGACGCTGATCGAAACGGCTGCCCTTGAGCACGACGTAGAAACCGCAGACGCCACCCCAAAGCGAAGAGGCCGCCGTGCAGTATCGAAGCCTGACTCGACAGACGCCGCCAGCCGTTGAGCCCGTCACGCTCGCGGAAGCCAAGGCCCATCTGCGGGTTGATACCAGTGGCGATGACGCCTACATCGGCACGCTGATCACGGCAGCCCGCGAGTGGTGTGAGCAGTACCTAGACCGCACGCTGGTCAATACGCAGTGGGTGATGCGGTTTGATTCGTTTCCGCCAGACGGCACTCACGACATCGAGCTACCACGGCCGCCCATGGCGACGGCCGGCACGACCACAGCAGTGGCCCTTACGTTCACCTACGAGAACGGCACGACGGCCACCTACTCCACGGCCAGCTACCGCGTGGACCGCAGCAGCACGCCAGGGGCGGTAAAGACTTTGTACGGCCAGACGTGGCCGCCGCACCTGATGGATGACAACGCCATCAGCGTGACGTGGTGGGCCGGCTACGGGGCCGCTGGCTCAAGCGTGCCTGCCGCCATTCGCCACGCCTGCCTGATGCTGGTTGGCCACTGGTACGAAAGCCGCAGCACGGTGCTCGTGGGCAGCATCAGCAAGCCGCTTGAGTTTGCTGTGGAATCGCTTCTCTCGTTACAGAAATGGGGCAGCTACCAATGAGCATCGAAGGACGCATCAACGTAGACGTGCTGTTCCACGACAACGACGGCACGGCATCGCTCAAGGTGGTGAGCCTGCAGGACTCGCAGGCGTACACCACTGGCAAGGTTGCGGTGATCACTGGGACGCTGGGCACGGCAAGCTCAACAATCACGCACACCGGCTCGTTTCGTGGTGCTGACGGCGAGTACGTATCCATTACCTCAGTGAACTACGCCGTCTTTCGCTTTGACGGCACGGGCGAAAGCTTCAAGCGTCTAGCGATTGGCAACGCCACCATCAGGTCAAACGACAGCATCGTGGCTGCTTCCTGCGTCGGTGGTGACGATACCGGGCAGTTCACAATCAGCGGAAACCAAGGAAGCACGGGCACCTACACCGTCGTGCTCTATGGCACATGATTGACGCCGGCAGCCTCCGCGAGCGCGTGACGGTGCAGCAGGCGTCCGAGTCTCGGAACGCTCTTGGCGAAACCGTGCTCTCGTGGGCCACGTTCGCTGAGCGTTGGGCCAGCGTGGAAGGCGTATCTTCCCGTGAGCTTCTGCAGTACGGGCAACAGCAGATTGAAGTTTCGCACCGCGTCCGCATGCGGTGGCTTGACGGGCTGACGCAATCCATGCGGATCGTCTGGCGTGGCCGCACGCTGGAGATCGTCAGCCTGCTTGAGCACGGGAACCGTAGCGAGCACGAGCTCGTCTGCCAGGAGGCCGCATAGATGGCCGTTGCTGGCGTCAACCTTTCGCTTGACACGTCCGAGCTTCTGCGGCTGCAGGAGTCGCTCGGCAAAGTCTTTGACAACCAAGGGCTTGCCGAGACTCTTGGCGATGCTTTGGAGAAGGCGCTGGAACCGGCAAAGCTGCGGCTGCGAGAGAACACGCCAGTAGGGCCTACTGGCAATCTCAAGCGTGCCGTGAATATGAAGATCGTGAAGTACAAGAACAGCGGCGTGGCTGTGGGCCTGATTGGCTACAACCGTGCTGGCGTTGGGAAGTCCAGCAGTGCTGCCGGCGGCACGGTGCAGACTGGCCCTGACCGTGCGTTTCATCAATGGTGGCTTGAGTTCGGCACCAAGCAGCGAGTTATCGCCAAGCTCTCAAACAAGCCCTACCAGCGGAAGGCTCACCAGAGAACGATGAAGTCTGGCAAAGTTGTCAGCATCCAATCCCACGAAGTCAAAGGGCAGAACGCCTACATCGCATCGTCCTACAACAAGCTTGGCCCGTTCACGATGGCCAAAGGAACTGACGGGCGAGTGCAGACAGACCCTGCCTACCCCAAGGCGTTTTTCCGAAAGTCCAAGACGCCCATCGTCATTCCTGCCATGAATCCTGGCGGCAGCGGTGAGCCGCCGCTGCGAAAGACGTGGCGTGAGTACCAGGGCAAGGTGGCTGAGCGGCTCACGTCTGAACTGCGGATTTCGCTAGAGCGTGCCCTAGAGGCGCTCACGTACACCAGCACCGGCAGCGTCACCGGTGCCACCATCCAGGCCGGAGGATAGCCGTGCTGAAGTCACCAGAGCAGGCAGCTGCTCGAGCACTCGTTGCAGATCCTGCCGTGGCCATGATCCTTGGCCAGCGTATCTGGCCCGTGATCGCACCGGCGTCTGCGTCCCTACCATTTGCCACATGGCGACGCACGGGCGTCAGCCGCTCGCAAGGGCTCTCAGGCCCGACAGGTGCCACGTCTGTTCAGTTGGCTGTGGACGTGTTCTCGACCACGTACGAAGAGGCCCGCGAGGCCGCCGACAGAATCCGTTCAGTTCTGGATGGATGGGGCGGGCAGGTGACAGACTACGTAAGCGTTCGAAACGTGAGCCTCGAAACCGAGTCTGACGGCTTCGTACAACTCGCTGGCGGTGACTTACCGCCCGTTTATCAGGTGACGCAATCTTTCTCAATCCTCTGGCAGGAGACTTAGCAGATGGCCTTTGAAACTCCGCATGATGGCTCGGGCACAGTCCTTACGTGGAAGAGCACGACGTACACCGTCACCAACGTCGTCGTCAGCATGACGGACCCGACTGCTACCGAGGACAAGATTTCCGTTTCGCACCTTGGCCAGACGGCTGGCGAGACTGCCAAGACGCTTGACCTGCCGCTGGCCGGCGCTGCCTCTGGCGACACCGGGCAGACCGTTCAGTTTGACTACATCGGCAAGACGATCATTGCTGACAAGGAAACTGGCACCCTGGCCATCACGGTTGGCGGTACGTCGCTTCTGAGCCGTGCTGGCACCGTCAACTCGTCCACGCTCACGCTGGCGACGCAGGACGCGATCCGAGGCCAGGCCACCATCCGTATTGCCCGTAGCTAGTCCGTGACGGAGGCCCGTCATGGCTGGCTACTCAGCGGGCGTTACGGCTACGTGGAACAGCGTGAACTTCGGTGAGGTTACGGAACTGACCGTAACTCACGGCGGCGCTCTTCCATTGGCTCGCGCCAGTACGTGGACGCTTGACATTGGCACTATAGAGATGAAGTGCCTAACCACGGCGAACATCTCCACGGCCAACTACGGCAAGCGCTCGCTAGTCACCATTGCTGGTGGCGGGCTCGCTTACTCGGGCAAGGCAGTGCTTGAGAAGTTCACCATGGCTGGCGTGGTCAATGACGTGACGCGGTACGCAGTCACGCTACGAGTCCAAGGCTAGGAGGAACCATGCTGAGCGTTTCAGAACTTGCTGCCCAGATTCTTGCGGCTGACGATCTGCCCGTTCTCAAAGTGACAGTGCGTGAGTGGAAAGGCGGTGACGGCAAGCCGCTTGTGCTTGGCGTGCGAGTCATGACCGTGGAAGAGCGGGACAGCTACGAGAAGGAGTGGGTGGGCAAGAAGGAGACGGGTATCGACAACTTCAGAACGAAGTATCTGGCCCGCTGCCTGTGCCATCCCGAGAGTGGCGAGCGTCTCTTTGACGAGGCTGGCATTGAGCAGCTGGCGAAGAAGTCAGCGGCCATCGTGTCCAAGCTCTTCGAGAAGGCGCTCAAGCACAACAACATGACCGAGACTGACGTGGAGGAACTCGCAAAAAACTAAGCGTCCGCCCGACGAGGCGTTTCCTGTTTCGTCTGGCGGGGCACTTGGGAATGACGGTGAGGGAACTGTCTCGCCGCATGGATTCGCAGGAGCTTACGGAGTGGATTGCGTTTACCCGCCACTTCCACGCTCTTCCTGATCCATGGCGGCAGACGGGCCTGCTGACGAGTGCCGTGCTCGCACCGTACTCCCAGCAAGGCAAGGCACCGAAAGCGGACGACTTCAACCCGATTGAGAAACCACCCCAGCACGCAGACGAGATGAAGCGGGAGCTGCAAAAGCTCCTAGCGTTCCCCGAGTAAGCCATGGCCACCATCCTCTCACTCGCGCTGAAGGTAAACGCCGACGCCTCTGGCGTGGTGAAAAACCTGACGCCGGCTGAGCGGGCGCTTGAGAATCTGGCCAAGCAGGCGAGCAAGGCCACGTCTGCGTTTGACGTGCTGGCGAAAGACAGCCAATCGGCAGCAGATGCTCAGGCCGTTCTAAATCAAAAGTTTACGGATTTAGCGGAACAGCTTAAGGGCGGGTTAAGCGCTCAGCAGTATGCGGACCAGTTTGCTGCTTTACGGGAAGAAGTAAAAAACACGGCCGACGCATACGCCCGCGCCGCTGAGATAACGAAGAAATACACGAGCGCCGAGCAGCAGCGTCAAGACTCTGTCGCAGAGCTTGAAAGGCTTTTGCTACTTGGTGCAATCTCTGAAGAGACTTATGGCAGGGCTGTTTACGAAGGCAGTGAGGCGCAGGCGAAGGCTATTGCGGCTGAGCGAGAACGCCTTGAAGTGCTCGGGCAAGGGCAAAGGCTTGCCGAGCAGTTTGCGACTACAGAAGAACGCAGGGCGCAGCAGCTGGCGGACGTAGACAGACTGCTTAAGGCCGGCGCAATTTCTGAGGAAACCGCTGCTCGCGCGCGAGCAGAGTTCAGCGGACAGAATGCAGCGGCCATTCAAGCCGAAAAGGATTTGGCCGCCGCTGCAGAAGAGTCTGCAAAAAGAAGGACAGCGGCAGAAAAAGAAGCCTCTGACTTCATTGATAAAGTCAGGGGAGACATAGAAAAGGCTTCAGCTTTAGAGATTGCTGAGGCCGAAAAGATTCGTGCCCAGGCAGTCGCCGCAGCAGGAAGGATCATTGAAGCAAACCTGACTCCGCAGGAACGGTACGACCGGCAAATGCAGGAGCTAAATACGCACCTGCAAGAAGGACGCCTCAGCCAAGACCAGTTCAACCGTGCTGCGGCTCGCGCCGAGCAAGACCTAAACGGGGTAGCAAAGGAAGCAACGGTCGCTGACGATAGGATTGATAATCTCAATAAAAACGTCAGCCTGCTTGCAAAGATCGAAATCGGAAGACTCATTGTTGACGGACTGCAGGCTCTTGGCTCCGTGTTCACTCGCGTGACATCTGAGGTCACGTCGCTCGTCTCAAGCGTCAACACGTCTGTCGATACGCTTAACGACTTCTCGGCCCGTACTGGCATCGGCGTTGAGGCGTTGCAGGGCTACTCGTTCGCGGCCAAGCTGGCCGGCGTGGATACCGAGCAATTTCTTGGGGCAGTTCAAAAACTGTCCGTGAGCATTGGAAAGGCTTCGCCTGGCGATGCACTAGACAAGTCATTGCGCGGAATCAACCTATCTCTAGAACAGCTTCGCGGGCTATCTCCAGAAGACCAGTTCTCGGCAATCGGTTCAGCCATTTCTGAACTGCCAACTGCCTCTGATCGCGCAGCCGCTGCGGTTGAACTTTTTGGCGAAAAAGGTGCCGCTCTGGCACCATTGTTCCGCGAAGGAATAACAAGCCTTAAAGAGCTAGAGGCAGAAGGCGAAAAACTTGGGGCTATCGTGAGTGATGTTCAGGTCGGCAATGTCGCTGACATGAACGACGCATTCGATAAGGTGCGAGCCACCGTCCAGGGAATCGTTGGCCAAGTCATTGGCAACCTTGCTCCTGCCGTCACGGATGTAACAAATCAGTTCCTCGAGTTCGTCAAGACTTTTGAGGGAACTGGCACGCAGGGCACCGGCGGAAACGCAATTGCCAACGCCATCACTGATGTGCTGCTGCAGGGTGCTGAGTACTTCGCAGAAATCTTCGATAAGTTCGTTGCGAACTTTGGAAGCCTTGGCGAGACGTTTTCTTTTGCCGCAGACGTTTTTGATGTAACGAGCAAGATTCTGCTCGCAGCATCCGAAGGCATCCGGGCTGCGTTCAATGCCATTCAGACCGGCATTGACGTGCTGCTGCTGGGTTTCGGGAAGATCATTGAGGCTCTCGGCAGTTACGTCAGCGACGATCTTGAGCAGTTCGGCGCAGGGCTGGCAGCAGCGTCGCAGGAGTCGGCAGATAGAAACGCCCGCGAGATGGCGGCCGCAGCGGCAAACGCGGCAAACACGTTCAACAGCATCTTCGCCGGCGGCGACGGCAACGCACAGCAGGCAGGACAGGGCGCGGCATCGCAGTACCTCAGCGGCCTGCGTTCTGAAATTGAGAACGCGCGACTCCCAGAAGTCAAAGTGCAGGCCGATCTTGGCGATGCGGGAGAGCGTCTTGAAGCCTACTTCAAGACGGCCGAAGACGGTGGCTCAAAGCTCTTTCAGCAGTCTGCTGATACCGTCGCGCAATTCCAAAAAATGGCGGACGAGGGCGGGCTTACTGCCGATCAGATCCAGATCATGAACGGCTTCATGGATGACCTAAACGGCAAACTGGACAAGGAAAATGAATCGCGCCAGCAGGCCACAGAAAACGCTACAAAGCAGGCGGAGGCTGATGCGGCAAGAGTCAAAGAGCTAATGAAGCCGTCTGATCAATCTGCAAAGCTTGAGGCAGACATTGCATCTGTCGCCAGAGAGCAGTTAAAAACACAGAAAGAACTTGCCGCCGCAAGAGAACGATCCGCTACAGAGGATTCAAACGCTGCAGCAGCACGGCTTGCCCAACTTGACCAACTGCGATCAAAGCTTGAAGACCAGCAGACAGCAATTGATCAAGGCTTCTCCGATGGCTTCTCTGCCGCTTTCAGCAAAACGGCCGAAAGCATTTCCGGCCTAGTTGATAAGGCTGGCGAGTTTGGCAACGCCGGTGCCGAAGCGGCGATGAAGTTGCAGGAAGGCGTGGCCCTGGCTCAAGAGCAAGCCAGGGACGGCATCATTCTTTCGAGCGACGTGTACGAAAAGGAGATCAGCAGACAGCGAAGTATCTTTGAGGAGCGGCTGGCTCAGATTGAGCAACTGAAGCGGGCAGAGCAGGAAGCAAAGACCGCGGCGTTTCAGCTAGAGGTTGACGCGAACCAGCGTGTAAATGAATTCATTGCCCAAAGAACGCAGGCGGAAGTTGCCGGCGCTGAGCAAGCAGCTGCACGCCGCCAGCAGGCCGCATTCAATATTGAAGCGATTGAGCAGCGGATTGCTCTTGAGCGGCAATCGCTTGAGGCTGCCCGTGAACAGAACGATATGAACTCCGCTCGGGCTGCCGTGCAGCGGATTGACTTGCTAAAGGATGCTCTGGCTGTTGAGCAAGACATTTCAAACGGACGAGAGAAGCAGCTGCAGACTCAGCAGCAACTCATTGAGAGCCAGCAGCAGTACGAAAATCAGCAGCAGGCCGCAGTCCAGGCGTACCAGCAACAGCAGCAGCAGGCCCAGCAGCAGTACGCCCAGGAGCAGGCCCGCATCTTTGAGGAGCAGCGTAAGGCCGCCGAGGCCGAAGCGAAGCGGCAGGAAGAACGACTCCGCAAGCTCAACACGCTTGGACAACAGTCGATCAACGTGGCCGACGTGCGAAGCGTTGAGGGGGCAAACCTAGTGCTGCAGACGGCGGCTCAGGCCCAAGACCCCGCACTGATTCAGGCAAGGCTTCAGACAAAGCTTCTTGAGCGGGTAGCACTTGGCATCGCCCAGGCGTCCAGCAACTACTTCAATCAGCCAGTCGCCATCGTTGGCTACGCTGACGTGGGAGGCATCTAATGCCCATACAGTCTTGGCGTGAGCTTGCACGCACGACAGAAGGCGAGATCGGCACGGCCACAAAGGCGGTGCGGACGTTCGTGCTGACGCTTGAGGACAACACCCTAGAGAACAATCCACCTACTGAGCAAGAACTCATCACCGCGCTTGGCCTGGACAACTGGGGTGCTGCTCATCCGTCGCTGACGTTTCTCGGGCTGAGGAAAGTCACTACGACAGAGCGGCACTCGGATTCGCCGTACCACGTCCAAGTGGTTGCTGAGTACGGGCTGATCACTGCAAACGAGCTGCTTGCCCCGTTGTTTCGCTCAGCCGATTGGACATTCGCCGCCGAGCCTGCCCAGGTGCCAGCGTTTTACTACTGGTATGGCACGACACGCAGGCCGCTGGTGAACTCAGCCAACGACTATTTTGAGGGGCTTACGACAGAAGAGCAGATTGTCAGGGCCACGATCAAGAAGAACTACGCCAACTTTCCTGCGTCGCAGATGCAGGCCACAAACAAAGTGAACAGCGGCGATTACTTTGGCTGCCCTGCTCACTCGTGGAAAGTCGCCGGCGTCAACGCCACCTACACGATTGAGTCATACAACAACGTCGTCTACACGTACTGGGCCACGACGTGTGAGCTTCTTTACCGGGAGAGCAAGTGGAATCTACGAATACCTGACATCGGGTGGAACTTCATAGACGCTGCAAGTGGACAGAAGCGGCGAGCGATGGTTTTTGATTTCCAGAATGGCGAGTGGGTAGCGTCCCCAAACCCCGTCGCACTAAACGGAGAAGGTGCCCAGTCTTCTGCGTTCCCGTTCATCCATGACTTCCGCGTCAACTCCGAAGCCAACTTCGGTGACCTCTTTGGCACGCCGCCAACCTGACGCATGGCACGCCAGAAGAAACCTTTTGACGCGGTACAGTTCACTCGGGAAAGCGCCGGGCGTGTGGCCCGCGTCGTTCGCCAGGCCGAGCTCACGCCACCAGCTGCGTCGCCGCTAGTGTTTACGCGCAACGCAATCGCGTCTTCGCCTCGTAGCGGTAAGGTCTTCCGTGTCTGCACCTTCACGGGTGCGTGGAGCAAAAACTCTGCAAAGGTCGTGACGTTTCGCGGGATTACGTCAACGCCAAACACTGCCGTTGCGCAGAACATCTTTGTGTCAATCACCGGGACTACATCAACGTCCACAACCAAAAACTGCGCGATCGCTAAAGACGGGACGGCGTGGTACGTGATCGCTGCGGAGTGCTCGTGATGCTGCTGCCTGGGTGTGGGTGCTGCGTTTCCTTTCCTGCCTTTCCATGCCCACGGCCGTGCGCCTCGGAGTTTCGGTACATATCCGTTAGGTTTCAGCACGCGGCTGGGTCTGGAAATCCTATTGCTACTACGCTGCCAGTCGATGTCATTGGTGACGATCCATTAGGGGCAACATCCAGACCATGGTCACCACCTGACGTTCCGAGCACAGTCTCGTTTGATGCTGTCGATGAAACCATTGTGATTGATACATTTGAAACGCCCGGATACACAATATCTGGAACATACGGCCTGGCCACGGTAGGCGGACCCAGTGAATGCTTTGCTTCTGTAGGTTTTTTTAGGCAGGTGGAAATAGGAAAATGGCGGCATTACAGCGAGTCATCAGGGTTTCCAAACACGTGGTCTTCGCCTCTGCCTTTCTATGAGGCGGTTTCACTGTCCGCAAACCTTCCTTGGATTTCACCACAGGGAGGTTCTTACGACATTTCCACTAGCATTAGCTGGAATACACGCCAGGTTCCGATCAGTGCCCAATATAGTTGGGCGCGAACGCAAACCCCCGCAAGTGGCAATCAATGCACTGCCCCTACATCTTGGGGGCAATCGTCTCTTGCGGTGTCTGGTGTTGCTCATCTTGGAGAGTTCACGAAGCCTGGCAACAGCAACTTTTTTTCAACCAAGTATTTTGTTCCTTACTCAAACAGTGGCGGTTACGGAGTATTGGAAAGGTATTTCAACTATTCTGGGCTGCCTGAAGAACGCCTGGTATGGCGCAGGCTATTGCCTGACCCGACAATCACAATCTCTGTTTCCTCATGAAATGTAGTTTTGTTGTCTCAGGTAATGGCGATAAGTGCGTTGCCTCGTGTAGTCGATGCGGGAAATCAGTTCCAGTTGCTTCGTGCCTGCCTCCTGTTTCTCTGTGCCGACCCGGCCTTGGCGACATGGTGAAGTCTGGCTTATCTGCAATCGGCATCACTGAAGAGCGCGTTAGTGCTGCTATCGGTCGCCCGTGTGGCTGCTCTCAGAGGGCTGAGGCGCTCAACGAACTGGGCCGCAAGATCGGCATCGGTTGACACGCCTGCCACGCTACGGGCAAAGGAGCCGGCCGTGCCCGAGGACCACGTATTCACGCTGAACGGCGACGAGCGTTGGCTGCTGCGTTTCACCACGCTCAAAGGTGCTGCTTACGGCTACACGTTCAGCCAGAAGAGCAAGCACCCGCGAATCATCCTTGACGCTCGCATGCGTGGCCGCAAAAAGCTGGAGGTGCTCGTGCATGAACTTCTGCACGCCTTGAATCCAACGCAGTCTGAGGAGCACGTCGAGCAGCAGGGCAAGGATATTGCCCGCGTGCTCTGGAGTCTTGGATACCGCGAGGTGACTGATGGGCCGTAGTGCTGGCACATTCCGCCGCAAAAACGCGAGCGACGCCTGGAACGTCACAAGCCTTGAAGGCAGCGTCACCCGCATTGACTTTAACCAGCGTCTATGGGTGCTGCTCTCGAGTGACTGGCATTGGGACTCGGTGAAGTGCAACCGCGAGAAGCTCACGGCGGATCTGACCAAGGCCCGCGAGCTCAACGCCGCAGTGCTCAGCATTGGCGACCACTTCGATGTGATGGGCGGCAAGTTTGATCCCAGGAGCAATGGCAAGTGGGACGTGCGGCCAGAGTTTCAGAGGGGCAACTACTACGACGACATCGTTACCCAGTGCGCGGAGTACCTCGAGCCGTACCGCGAGCAGATGGCGCTGATAACGCCGGGCAACCACGAGACGGCTGTGCGGAAGCGGATGGAAACGTGCCTCACCACGCGGCTCGTCGAGCAGCTGCGAGTGCGTGGCAGCAAGTGCCGGGCCGCAGGCTACTCAGGCTGGGTGATGTTTCGGGCCAAGGCCGGCAAGACGAGCACGGCCCTGTACCGACTTTGGTACCACCATGGCTATGGTGGAGGTGGGCCGGTGACTCGCGGCGTCATTGACTACAGCCGCTATCTCACAGACGTGGACGCTGACTGCGTACACGCCGGGCACGTCCATCAGAGGACGCTGATTGAGGCCAGCCGGCAACGTCTCTCACCTACGGGGCTCGTGCGGGTGCGGCCGATTCACCTCGTGCGAAGTGCGGCCTACAAGCAGGAATCATTAAGCGACGGCTGGGCTGTTGAGAAGGGCATGAGCAGCAGGCCGCTTGGCGGTTGGTGGATGCTGCTTCGGTGGAACACGGACCACACAGAACTGCGTGCGTCTTTCCACGACTCGCCACGCGATGACAACGATGACGAGTAAGCCAACACCAGGCAGCGACGCAGCGATTGAGGCTGGCTGCACTTGCCCAGTGTTGGACAATCACCACGGACGCGGGTTTCTCTGGGGCACCGCTCCGGTGTTTTGGATTAGCGAAATCTGCCCACTGCACGCCACACGAAAGGACGCCGATGAGCCCGTCA